AAGTATTCTTCAACATTGTTAGGATAACCATATTTGTATTTTTCAGATTCAAGAGAGTTAAGTTTATTAATCCTTTCTCTCATAGCCTCTTTAAGCTTAGAGAAGTTTTGACGAGGAACAGAATCATATTCGTCATTAATAGCTTCTTCTCTCTTCTTAAAGGAGTAATAATCAGACTTCTTATAATAGTGAAAGCCAGTATCAAATTTTTTACCTAAATTAGTAACGCTAATTTGAATATTGTTGAAATACATCTTAACACGCCTAACAAAATCAGGGTCATTAGGAGAAATACCTAATATATTAGGCATATAAGCATCCATTTCAGCTTTATTTGCACAAAGGACACGAGAAGAATTGATTGAAGAACCAATCATTTCAGTCTTTTGAGGCATCACTTTGTCATTAACTTTACGGAACAAACTATAATTACGGACAGTGCTAATAGTAACACTTCTTTCATCATAATAAGGAGCATCAAGTTGTTCTGTATTTTCCTTTACGGGGGTTTGCTGAATAGTATCAACAACATTAGCTTCAGGCCCTTTAGGACTTGCTTTTCCAAAATCGAAAGTACCAGCAGTAGGTGTAGCAGCCATAATTCAAATATTATTTATTAGAGAGCGCACTTTAACATGAACATCTTGTTGGAGTTGTTCACTTGCAGACCAAAGCTGTTCTTAATCTCGAACCGGGACATATCAATCTCGGTAGAAATAAAGTTGGTATCAGGAACACCCCAAGATGCAGGAACATCAGTAAGACCCTTAAGAACTTTAGCTTTATAAATTTGACCTTTCTGACGAACCATACGAACATTCTGAGAACCTTCATAATTAGAAAAGTCAATAAAGCAAGCCTGATGGGAATAAAGAGGATAACCAGAACGAGGATGAATCATACCATTCTGTTTCTGAGCTTCAGCAACAGTACCTTTATCAAAGAAGGAACAATGCTTAGCAGTAATAGTATGACCATCAACAGTCTTATATTTACGGAAATAAGCACCATACTCAAGACCATAACCCTCACCAGTAATTTCTTTCTCACCAAGAGGAGTAAGGAAACCATTTTCCTTAGCATCCATCTTCATAGCTTCATCGAAATCCTCAAGGAAACCTTTACCGCCCATAAGGACAATATCCATTTTACCGGTATCGGTATCACGAGAAAGAACATCACCAACAGTCCTCTTAAGTTTGCTTAAAGTAAGGAACTCACCATAAGTATCATAGTTGGACTCACGGCAAATCTCAAGCATACCAGCAGTATGAGGAATAGGTTTACCATTATCACGGTCTTTAAGATTAACCTCACCATTAATATTGCGGTTATATTCAGCGAGCCACAAACGCTCTTCATTCATAACACGCATGGTAAGATTAAATTGGCGCATTTCCTCATTAATCCAAAGTTTAGTAGTACCACCATTCTCACCCTTGAACTCATATTCACAAATAACATTAGCTAAGTTACCAGCAATCTCTTTGGAATAACGATGGAATTCAAGTTGAGAAGTCATTTTACCAGGACCCATAGTATTACTACGGTTACCCTTAGAATAAGACTCAGAAATGGTAGGAGCTTGCATAGACCAATAAAGACCTTCAGCAAGTAACTCATCCGGAACAAAAGCTTCAGGATTAGGAGAAGTAAGTTTCAGAAGATAAGCATAACCATAAGCAGATTCACCAAGGTCCTTCTGAATACGAACAGTGGTCATACCATCAGGAAGAGTAAGACCATATTGCTCAATAAACCAATGAGTCTGGAAATGAACAATAAACTCTTGACCATTAAGACCAGTCTTTCCAGCAACAATGTCAGCATGAGTAACCATATCGGTAAACTTCATACGACCCATCACAGGCCAAGTCCATTGAACAGTACCAATATCAACAGTACCACGAGAACCTTGACCTTCTGTCATAAAGGAAAGAGGGAAACGGTCATCATCCATACCAAAGTTATAGGTAAGGAAACCATTAATTTGCTCAGGTTTTTGAAGCTGGAGATAAGCAATAGATTCCTCATTACTATAACCTCTATCTTCATACTTACCGCGAGCAATTTCGCGCATTTTAAAATAACCCATAAGAATTACAATTAGTTACCAAATTTAATTTCTTTCTTTTGATTAGTAGGAGTAGTAACTTTTACAGTAGTTTTATGAGCAGCAGCTTCTTTGGCTTTAGTACGAAGTCTAATAGCTTCTTTTTCTTTAACAGCCATATCTACAAGATTAGCATAACTACCTCCCGTAAATGTAAGGAAAGCACGAAGTATTTCATCATCACGACGACTTTCCGGAGTCTGTTTCATAATATCTCTTTGATAACGAGTATAACCTTCATTATCTATTTGATAGAGATAATTAAAGAAATCAGTAGGAGTTACAGCTATTTTCTTACCTTCTTTCTCAATAAGAATTGTTTGAGGTATTTCATAGCCAGCAACTTTTCTTCCATCAATAACTTGTTTAACTCCTGTCCAATACTTTTGATTATCTTCAAGAGCTTTTTGCTCAGCAGCTCTTGCTTCATCAGCTAAACGCTTACGCTCAGCTTTATCGGCTTCTTGAATATTTTCAAGTTCTTTTTCAGCAATTTGAAGTAATTGACCGGAAGATTTTAAATAGGCTATATAACTATCATCAATTTTCTGTCCACGTTCTTTCCAAGCTAAACGAATAATTTCTTCTTGCTGAGCTTCATTATTTTCATCTATACTAAGGTTACTTCTATCTTCACGACCGGTGAAACCGTCAAGACTGTTTCCATTAGCAAGATAATAATCAAGAACATCTTTCAGAATAGGATAACGATTATAAAGACTATTTATAGCGGTTTCAGCAATTTCTTGCTGTGAGGCTTTAATAACAGCATCAACATACTGTTTAATTCCTTCTGGATTATCTTCAAATTGAATAGGTTTATCATTGTCATCGGTAATATCAATACCAATGGCCTCCATGATATTAGCAAGACTTATTTGATTCTTATCATCTTCATCAGATTGATTAAGACTATCAAAGAAATCTTTAAGCTCATCTTTCTTTTTAAAGATATTTCCAGACTCGTCCACGAGATTACCCTCGGTATCAACGAGATATTTAGTACCATCTATTTCAAATTCAGCACCAGGAACAGCTTGAGTTAAAAGATTATTTTCTTCTTCACTTGTTTGCTTATTCTCCGGTTCTTTAGTTTCTTCTGGTTCTTTATTTACATCATTATTAACAGGTTCAGTTTTATTACCGGTTGTTTCTAATTCACTCGGTTTAGTAATATCATCACCTGTTATATGAGTAACATCTTCACCAGGCTTCTGAGTTTCATCTTCGGGAGTAACTGGCTCATTAGAGGTAAGTCCAGTTTCAAATGTAATATCAGGCATAGCTTTATTAATTTTATTAGTTTAACACTATTTTGACAACGCAATATTAACAATTTAATTTCAAACTTCAAAATCAATATAAGCATTATCAAAAACTTTATCATGCCTATTATTTATTACTGCTATTAGTTTTGAAAATCAGAAATGCGTCAGAACTGCCCTATAATCGCTTCAAAATATATTTATGATGGATTCCTCATTTCAAAGATAAAAGTCCCGTGTAGGTCAAATTAGATACCATAGCGGGCAAATAAAAAGGCCGTTTCCCAGCATTATAAGCGAGAAACGGCCAAACTACCACATCCGTATTTATCTATTTATTTCTTTTTAGGACTATCATATTTATTTTTATTTTCTTTAGCTATTTTAAGTTTTGTATCTATATCATGCATTTTAACTTCTCTATCACGTTCTTTATTATATGTATCAAGAATTGCTTTTTCTCTTTCTAATTGATTCTTTTCACGAGTTACAATACTTCTCTTATCTTCAAGTCTTTCCATACCTGCTTGTTTAGCTTCTTCGGAAACACCATTATCATAAGAAATCATATTAGCATCAGCACGAATAAGTTCAATTTGTTGTTTAATATAACCTTCAAGTTCAAGAGTCTTACGGTCTTCATTACCTTTAGCTTCAATCTTTTGAAGTTCAAATTCTTGAACCATTCGTTGAAGTTCTTGGTCCATTTCTTTAGCTTGAAGTTCATATTGTTCTTTCTCAGTTTCAAACTTATCAATAAGTTTTCTAATTTCAGCAATATTATCACCTTCAATAGCAGCAACAGCAGAACGAATATCTCCATTTTGAGAAGCATTAAAAGCTAATTGACGAAGATTTTCAAGCTTTTCTTTTTCAACAATAGAGTTCTTAGCTTTAATTACATAATCTGCATAAACATGAGATTTAACATCAAGACTAAGATATTTCATCTTATTATTAGAATCTCTATAAGAAGTATCAAGACCATCTATCCAAGCAAGTTTTGAATAGTCCATATCTCGAGCATAATCTCGTTCACGAATACAATCCATCATATATTCTATGATAACTGTACCCATAGAACCACGAGCGATAGCTTCTTGAGTAGTTCCTTTACCAGCAGAATTAGCAATTTCACCATAACGCTGAGGAGTCATATCAGCTGCAAGTTTCGCAGCATTATCTATTTCAGAAAGAAGTTCAGTAAGTTGTTTAATAAAATCACCAATATTAGCTTGAAGCATACGAACTTGTTGTGCTCTAAGCATACCTTGGTCATCTTTATCATCTATATAAAGAACACCATCTGCAAGCATCTTATAAATTGTATCTTCTGCATTTTTACCAAGTAAAGACTTAGGTAAAAGAAGAATAGACAATTTAAGTTTAGCTATTGCCATTTCTCGAGCATAAGCTACAATATTATAAAATACTTGATAAGGAGTAAGAATATCTATAAGACTAAATCTTCCATATCCAGGTAATAATTCCATTAATCCATTATAAGGAAGCTTTCCATTACGATTATAAGCAATAGCACGAGCTTTATAAGGATAAATAGAATCATTACGACTTCCTATACGAACAGATTCATAAACTTGAGGGACATAAATATATTCTATTGAAATATCCCCCGTAGAGGAATTTAACACATAACTATCATCTTCTACTCTTGTAGAAATAAGACCAGCTTGACTTACATAAGTTACAATAGCTTGTCTTTCCATACCACGCCATACAACATGATATACATCATAAAGACCACCATTATATTCTCTTGCAAGTATTGGATTATCATTAAAGAAATTTCTTTCAAGATGAGTAAACTTATTACATACATCTCCATAATAACTTGCAAACTTTTGAAAACTTAATTCAACTGGTCCATTAGCATTTCCTTGACCATAATATGTTTCAAGAAATTCTCTATCTTTATCAGTAAGATATTCATCAAACTCATCAAGTATTTGCTGAAGTGAAAGTTTGCGTCTTTCACAGAACATATCATAATCTTCAACAAATTGTTCACTATTTGGTATAGGAAAAGCATCAATAGGATTAATACTTCTTTTAATAAGTTTAGTACCTATTACATCTGCATAAGTATAACACTCACCAAAAGAAACAAAATCATTATAAAGTTTTGTATAAAATAAAGTATCTTCAGTTATATCACGAATAACATCAAGAATATTTTGACCTTGTTGAGAAATTTCATCTACATAATCTTCATTAAATTTTTCAATGAAAGCTTCAATATCAACTTGTTGTTGAGCATTAAATTCTTGAGGATTACCTCCTTCATTAACAAATTGTTGAAAACTTCTTTGAATTTCAGCTGCAATAGCATTTTGAAGAAGAACAGAAATTTCTTCACGAAGTCTTGCATCTTTTGCAAATACAACTTCTGGATTATTAGCACCTACAATAAATATATGTTCATTCTTATTATATTCAGAAACATATCTACGAATAATACCTTTTATTAAATCATAATTTCTCATTTCAGCAGGGAAACGAGTATATTTCTCTTGTGTAGCATTATAAGGATTGAGAATCTTTTTATAAAATTCATCTGGAATTCTTTCTTGAAGAATCTCATATCTCTTATACATATCTGTAGTATCTCTTAAACCTACAGCTTTACCGATAATCCAATCACAACAATTGGCATACCATTCAGGTTTTTCTTTTTCTGAATTTGGTACTCGTTGTTTAGGAAAATCATAAACTCCATTATATGTAATATCCATATCTTAATTTTAAAACCAATTTCTTTCTAATATATCGTTTTCATCAATGTTCTCAGCAGTAAGAGGAGTTCTATTTTCAAGGTCATGTAAACCTTTAAGTTCAGCAGCTTTCCATTCTATACCACGAAGTAACATTTCAGACACACGGTCAAAGTTACCTTTAGTATTCCATTTCTTGAGTTCTAAAATCGCTTGATAATCATAAATCATGTGAAAATTCCTAATAGGATTTCCTTCTTCATCTTTACCTATTTCTTCATATAGATACTCTTTAAGAAGTCGAATAGCATTTAACTTTTTAGCATTGTCACCAATACTATATCCGTATGTTTTTGAATATCCTTCTTGAATACTTGCATCCCAAACAAAAATTGGTTCAAAAGCAAGATATTTAAGAGCATTCCATTTTTTAAAGTTACTAACAGTTTCACCTCGGTTAATTTCAACATTTACTGTACCTATACAATTATAAAATACTGCAAGTTGATAACAAATTCTGTCAGCTTCTTCAAGTCTATCTGGACGCCCATAATAAGCAGCAACTTTCTTTGCTTTAAACCCATTAATAGCATGAGGATTCATCCAAACACTAATACTATTATGAGAATGCTTATTTGTAATTTCATTCTTTTCTTTATCGACACCAACAGGGTCATAAGTAATACTATAAAGACCTTCAGGTATTTCTTTTACTTTACCAGTATTTGTAATTCGTTCTATATATTCTGGAAAAAACCAAATACGAATACAGCCATGAGGGTCTTCATTTCCTCTACGGGGGACACCCTGAATCCAATCATAAGTTTTCTTTCCTTCAGCTTGAAGTCGAGCATTTGAAACAAAATTAACACCAACTTTTGTATCTTCAAACATTCCATCAGTATAAAATCTTAAATCAGAATCTATACGAAGGCTATCTTCCCAAGCTGAAAGTTCTTCTGAACTAAATATATTTTCAGAAGCACTACTAAAAGATTCAGACGGAAATAAAGCATATTGACCAAGATAATTTATATAATCAGCATAAGATTTAGCACTTGCCTTTTTATCAATTCTTTCTTGTTTTGCAATTTCTAATCCAACTCTTAAATTACTATTTCCAAATCTATCCATTCCAGGTACTCCATTATACATACCTTCAAGTCCCCAAGCATAAGGTTTAAAAAAACCACAAACTTCAGAACGAGAATCTCTATCCCAAACATTTTCAAAAGGCATAAAATGGAAAGCACCGGGATTATAAAAGTTTTGTTCAAATACTTGCATATTACCATCAGTAGCAGTACCCCAAGCCATTAATGTACCTGTAATAAAAGAACCAGTTCTCATTGCAGGCTCAGTAACATTCATAAAAGCATCAAAGTTTTCCATAGTAGATAACTCTTCAACTTTTACAACAACTGCATCTTTACCGATAGCACAGTTTGCATTATTATGAGCAGAAACAGAAAGTAATGCAGATTTCCAAGAATCATCGGCTTCAACTCCACTACGAAGTTTATATCCTAAACGAAAATCTTCTTTTGTTGTAGAAAGAATACCTCTAACAAATGGTGATTTTTCTTCATAAAAACGAATATCTGAAATAGCAAAGTCAGTAAGACCACCACGGTCTGTAAGATATTTACTATCAGCTGCAACATGAATAACAACTTTACGAGAACGTCCATTAACAATGTTTGCTGAATCAGAAGCCATTATATAAGAAAAACCTCCACGACGAGTTTTATCTATAATAAGATGAAAACCATTATTCTTAGCAAATTCCATTACATGAAATGTCCAATATTGGGCATCTATAAATGCTGGAAAATCGAAATGCTTAGAAGCAACATTTTTATTACCTTGAATAATGGAACTTTCATCAAGTCGTTCCATTCTTGTATAATTAAGAAAATTATAATGAGAACCTGTTATATGACAATCATGAATTGTTCCATCAGGATATAAAAGACAAGGAGCATTAAATCCGTGTTTTCTTC